ACGCGCACCAATGACTATGGCACGCAGTGGCAGTTGCATTTTAAGGATGGCGATGCTAGCTATGTAGTTAGCTTGCCTTATTCCAGTCGCTATGCATCAAGCTTTTTAAAAGCATTGCCAAATCTAGACACATCTAAAGATGTACGATTTATGCCTTGGGCAATGAAGGATAAGCTTGACGCAACAAAGATCATCACTGGTGTAACTTTGTATCAAGATGGCGAGAAAATTGCACCAGCTTACACCAGAGAGGATCCAAACGGATTGCCTCAAATGGTCAAGATTAAGGTTAAAGGCAAAGAGCAGTGGGATGATTCCGACATGATGCAATTCCTAGAGCAAATGGCATTTAAACTTTTTGCAGATGCAAATGATAATAATCTTGTTTTAGATGAAGATGAAACGCCTTTTTAGTTGGTGATTATTGGTTAGCGGTTTGCAGCTTCCGTACAAAAAGCTGCACTTTTTTAATCAATAAAAATATTTTATGCCAGTTGTAAAAATCACAAAAGAAACAGATTTGATCTTTAATGAAGATAGATACTTTATTAGAGTAGATGGTAAATTTATAAAAGGCTTTGCTACTTTAGAGCAAGCCGAAGAGATAGCAAACCAGATCGCCAAGAACGGCGGCAGAGAAAAAACAGATGAGATCACCATTAAAGAAATTATATGCTAATCAAAAACCAAACATCCAACCAGCTAACATTTAAAGATGGCCGATTCTACACAGATGAGAACGGCAACTATTTCCCTAGTGCAACTACTTTGCTTGAGGCATATCCAAAGCCAGCACAATTGATCATGTGGATGAAAGAGGTAGGCAGCAAGGCAGATGAAATAAGAGACGCAGCCGGCAAGCGCGGATCAAGTGTGCATCAACTTACTGAGGACTATGATCAAGGCATTGAGTGTACCTTGCTTGACGAATATGGCAAGCCTAAGTACTCACTTGAAGAGTGGGCCATGTTTGAGCGTTATGTTGAGTTCAGTGTTAATCATAAGCCAGAGCATCTTTTAGTTGAGCAAACATTTATAAATAGTAGCCTAGGCTTTGCTGGCACTATTGATCGCATCTGCACTATTGATGGTAAGACTTATGTGCTAGACATCAAGACCAGTAACGGCATTTACAATAGCTACTGGTTGCAGCTTGCAGCCTATCGCGAATTGTATAATGCAGCATTGGATCACACTGAGGTCATGCCGAGGATTGATGGCGTGGCTATCTTATGGCTAAATGCTAAGACTAGGACTGCCGGCAAGAAAGGTGATGTCCAAGGCAAAGGCTGGCAGATGGTGACTGAGATGGACACTACAAAGCAGTGGTCATTATTCCAAGCCGTCCAGCAATTGTGGCACGCAGAGCATGAGAATGATAGGCCAAAAGAATTTAGTTATCAACTTTCTCACAAAAAGTAATAACTTTATCCCATGACTACCAAAAGAAAACGATTATACTTTGACATTGAGACCAGTGCAAACATCGGTTTCTTTTGGCAGAGTGGGTTTAAATTAAACATTGGGCCACAAAATATTATTAAAGAGCGTGCAATTATTTGCATTTGCTATAAGTGGGAGGATGAGAAAGAGACACATGCTTTGACTTGGGATAGCAAGCAGAATGATAAAAAGATGCTTAATGATTTTATCAAAGTGCTTAACACGGCAGATGAGATTATTGGACACAATGGTGACAAGTTTGATCTTGCATGGGTGCGTACTAGATGTTTATTTCATGGCATTGACATGTTTCCAAAGTATACAACCATCGACACTTTAAAAGTTGCACGCAGTAAGTTTAATTTTAATAGCAATAAACTTAATTACATTGCGCAGTATCTAGGGATCGGACAAAAAATTAAAACTGAGTTTGATCTTTGGAAAGACATCGCATTAAAGAATGATAAGATAGCACTTGCTAAGATGGTGAAATATTGCAAGATGGATGTTGTGTTACTTGAGAAAGTACATAAGCTTTTAAATAATCACATAGATGCCAAGACACACTTTGGTGTTATCTTTGGTGAGTATAAAGGCACTTGCCCAGAGTGTGGATCGGATGATATACAAAAACATAGCAGACAAATTTTAGCAAGCGGCACAATTAAAATAATTTATAAATGCAAGACATGTGGGAAATTTCACCGAAAGACGGACAAGTAGGCGGATCGCATTACAAGCATTGTAAGATCCAGCCAACAGAATTTATACATGCTAACAATATACCTTTTATTGAGGGCAACATTATCAAGTATGTGATAAGGCATCGCAACAAAAATGGCATAGAAGATTTAAAAAAAGCAAAACATTATATTGATTTATTAATCCAGCTAGAGTATGAGACTACCAAAGTTATTTAACAAAATGAAATTATCCGAACAAGAGACATGGCTTACTAATAAGCTGGCAGAGGTGCATGGCATTGAACAAGAAATAAGACGTTATCTTGCTAAGGTACGCGGCGGTCAAATTATCTTCACTCCTAGTGATCAAATAGATCGTCTGGATGAAATAGAATTAAAAAAAGATGCTTAAGATCAAAATCATATATCGCAAACTTGGCAGAGAGCAAGCACACGGCCTAGCCAGTAGCGATGGTGTAATAGAAATAGACGAGCGCTTAAAAGGCAAAAAACATCTAGAAATATTAATTCATGAGGTATTGCATTTGCTTTATCCTCGCAATTCCGAAGCTACCATCGTCAAAAATTCCGTGATGCTTACACGCATCCTTTGGAAAGAGGGTTATAGACGAGTGGATCAAAAAGAGGACGAGCCGCTACAAGACGGCTTAATATAGAATTGGATTGCCTTTGACCAATTAAATATGATTAGGCAAAAGGCCGGCAAAAATAACACTCATAAATATCATGATAGTAATTACGGGAATTGCCGGCCTTATTTTTTTGACACAAATATTTTAAAAATTGTGACATAATCTGCATGAAATTTTCCAATAATTCATGCAAATAAATACGGATAAGTAAAGCTATAAATTGACACACATTATAAAAAAGTAAGTCAATAACTTGACTTTTTGAATCATTTAACATGCAATTAAGAGACTATCAAGTAGATATTGCCGAGCAAGCAATTGACATTTTAAGAGAATTTAAGCTTGTCTATTTGGCGATGCAAGTGCGCACTGGTAAGACGATCACCAGCTTGCACATTGCTAGTTTATATGGTGCAAAGAAAGTATTGTTTGTCACAAAAAAGAAAGCGATCTCTAGCATAGAGGATGACTTTAAGCAGTCCAATTGTCTATATGATTTACTGATCATTAATTATGAAAGCGTACATAAATGCGTACAGAATTATGATTTTATCATTATAGATGAGGCGCATGCATTGGGCCAATACCCACAACCATCGGAGCGAACTAAAGCATTAATGATTTTATGCATAGGCAAGCCGATCATATATTTAAGCGGCACACCTAGTCCAGAGACTTATGCGCAGTTTTATCATCAATTCTGGGTGAGTAGTTTTAGTCCATTTAAAGACTTTAAAAACTTTTACGCATGGCACAAAGAGTATGGCATTCCGGCCAAGAAATATGTTTACAACAGAGAATTGGCAGATTATAGTAAAGTCAAACAAGAGCGCATCCAGTCGGACATCCAGCATTTAATGTTGACTTATACGCAAGAAGAGGCTGGCTTTGAGTCTTTAGTGCAAGAGACGATCTTATATGTAAAGATGAGTGATAAGGTTAAGTGGGCAGTTGATAAGATTAAAAAAGATAAATTATTCAAGACTAAAGATGGACAAGTTGTGCTTGCAGATACGGCGGTCAAAGAGATGCAAAAGATCCATCAAATTTGTAGCGGATCAGTCAAGACAGAGGATGGCAATGCGGTGATCTTTGATGACACAAAAGCTACATTTATCAAAGAGCGATTTAAAGGCCAGAAGATAGCCATTTTTTACAAGTATATAGCAGAGGGCATGCAGTTAAGATACACCTTTGCTGGCCGTATAATAGAGGATCCAATGACCTTTAATGAGGCGGATGGTGATGCAGTCTTTATTTCGCAGATCCAGTCGGGCCGTGAGGGCATAAATCTAAGCACGGCGGACGCACTTGTCATGTATAATATTGACTTTAGCGCCGTAAGTTATTGGCAATCAAGAGCCAGAATGCAGACAAAAGACCGCAAA